AACCGTTACCGGGAAAGTCACCGTATCCGCTGATGTGGTCGCCGCCGGCATCAGCTTGGTGAAGCACCTGCACGTGGGCAATCTCGGTGCTCCGACGAGCCCGCCGCAATGAATCGACACATCGGGGGCAGCCTGAACAGGCGCGAAAGTATCTGCCAGTCGATCACCGACATCATCACCACCCGAATCGGGACCCGCGTCATGCGCCGTGAATACGGCAGCCTGGTACCCGAGCTGATCGATGATCCGTTCAACGACTTCACCCGGCTGCGTGTGTATGCCGCCACAGCCATGGCATTGCTTCGCTGGGAGCCACGCATACGCCTGAGCCATATGGAGTTCCTGGGTGCCGATCAGCAAGGCAAATCCGAGCTGGATCTGCACGGCAGCATCATCGACAGCCATGAGCCGCTGAGCATGAGCATCCCACTGCAACTGGGGGGCAGCGTGTGAATACCTTTGCCGCCATTGACCTCAGCCAGTTACCACCGCCGCAAGTGGTCGAACAACTGGACTACGAGCAGATCCTGACCGAGCGCAAAGCCTATGCCATCAGCCTGTGGCCACAGGACGAACAAGCGGAGATAGCCACACGGCTGAGGTTGGAGTCCGAGCCGCTGAACAAGCTACTCCAGGAGAACGCCTACCGGGAAATGATCTGGCGGCAAAGGGTCAATGAAGCAGCACTGGCAAATCTGCTGTCCAGCGCTGAAGGCACTGATCTAGAGCAGCTGGCAGCCAACTACAACGTCAAGCGCCTGGTGATTCAGCCAAGCAACCCGAAGGCCTCGCCGCCGCAGCCGCGCATCATGGAAAGCGATGACAGCCTTCGTGAGCGAGCGCAAATGGCGTGGGAAGGCTTGAGCACCGCTGGGCCGAGAAACAGCTACATATTTCACGCACGCGCCGCCGACGGCCGTGTAGCAGATGCCACAGCCGACAGCCCGACACCGGCAGTCGTAGTGGTAACCGTGCAATCAGTGATGGGCGACGGGACCAGCCCGGATGATCTGCTATCGGTTGTCGCGCGCTACCTGAGCGACGAAGACCGTCGGCCTGTTGCCGATCGACTGACGGTTCGTGGTGCGGAGGTTTTGCGCTATCAGGTCAAAGCGACCCTGCATCTGATCACCATCGGCCCGGAATCGGAACCAATTCTTGCTGCAGCCGAGAAACGCTTGCTCGCCTTCGTACATCAGCGCAGACGGCTGGGCATGGAGGTTTCTGAATCGGCACTGCACGCGGCGCTCCACGTTGAGGGCGTGCGTAAAGTCGTGCTCCACGACTGGAAAGACATCACAGCCAGCCTGCAACAGGCACCTTTTTGCACAGGTATCGATGTCGCGCTGGGAGAATCCTCATGACTCTGCTCCCCGGCAATGCCACTCCGCTGGAACGCCTAGCCGCCCAAGCATTGGCGCAGATCCAGCGCACGCCCATTCCGTTGCGCCAGTTGTGCAACCCGGATACCTGCCCTGCTCCCTTGCTGCCATACCTGGCCTGGGCGTTTTCCGTAGACCGCTGGGATAGCCGCTGGCCTGAGTCTGCCAAGCGTTCAGCCATTCGCTCAGCGCATTTCGTCCACTCGCGCAAAGGCACCATTGGCGCGTTGCGCCGAGTAGTCGAACCACTGGGATTCCTGATCGAGGTCCGGGAATGGTGGGAGGAAACACCACCGACCACGCCTGGCACTTTCCAGCTCACCGTTGGCGTGCTGGATACCGGCATTACCGAAGAGATGTATCAGGAGCTGACTTGGCTGATTGACGACGCCAAACCCCTCAGCCGCCACCTGACAGGCCTGGCTATCAGTCTGGAAACCAGCGGCCAGATCCATGTCGGGGCTTGCCTCTTCGAAGGTGACCAGACCGACATTTACCCGCCCGCCCAACGTGACATTGAAGTCGTAGGACGCATCGGCATGACCGGTGCCGAGCACTGTATTGATACCCTGGACGTATACCCATGATTGACCAGAACTCTCAATTTTTAGCGATCCTCACAGCCGTGGGAGAAGCCAAGCAGGCCAACGCCGATGCACTCGGTATCCCTTGGCTGATCACTCAAATGGGCGTCGGTGATGCAAATGGCGGCGACCCAATTCCCGAGCGGCTACAGACCGCATTGATCAACGAACGCAGACGCGCCCCGCTAAACCAGCTCACCATCGATGCAAAGAACCCTGGCCTGCTCATCGCCGAGCAAGTCATTCCAGCTGACGTGGGCGGCTGGTGGGTCAGAGAGGTCGGGTTATACGATGCGGACGGGGATCTGGTAGCGGTATCGAACTGCGCGCCGAGCTACAAACCCTTGCTCGGCCAGGGTTCCGGCAGGACGCAGGTCGTGCGCATGACATTTATCATCAGCAGCACGGCTAACGTGGTGCTCAAGATCGATCCGAGCGTGGTTCTGGCGACACGCGAATATGTTGATTCCCGAATCATTGAGCAGCTTTTCAAGCTCGATAACAAACAGTCGGTACGATTGGCTACCACCGCCAATATCAGCTTGGCTGGGCTTCACATCATCGACACCCAGCAGTTGGTCACGGGTGATCGAGTCCTGGTAAAGAACCAGAAGGTGGCCAAAGACAATGGCATCTACATTGCCAGCCCTGGGGTATGGGCGCGCAGCGCTGATGCTGATCACCATAGCGAAGTTACCTCGGCGCTCCTGGTCTCAGTCGAGCAAGGTGCGAAGCTGGCGGACACTCGATGGCAGTTGGTTACTGATGGGCCCATTGTGCTGGGGATCACTGCGCTAAAATTTCAGGACGTCACCCTGGGCTACGCCCCAATGAACGCCCCAACACTGACTAATCCGACGGCGAATACTCCCCCGCAATTCGATAGGTCTGGCGCGCTGGCGACGACCGAGTTTGTAATCCGCAACCAGGGTAGTTATTCCGAAGCGGTGACCTATGCCGGCGACGTAACGCTGACGGCGGCGGATGTTGGGCGACTCGTTTCGATAACCGGGACAAGCGCTGCAATCACATTGCCAGACGCAAGATCAGTCGCGTCGGGCAGCCTGATTACAGTTTTGTCTCGAGCCACGGAAGACCTAACAGCGACCACCTGGAGCGGCCAGGCTCTTCGCACACTATCAGGCGTAACAGGTCCTATCGCGATCATGCCTTCCTCAATGGCAATTTTCCGCCGAGCTGATGATGCGAGCGGCTGGGAGCTGGAACGGGGTGATGCGGCGCTTAAATATTCGCCGGCTTTCTCAATCAGCAACATGAACAGCGGCTATAGGCAGCCGGGCGGCGCCATTGAGCAATGGGGAACGGGGGCATGTGATGCCAACGGCTATGTCTACATCACTTTCCCAATGGCATTCCCCGTCGCAATGCGAAACATCAGCCTTTTACACATCGGCACCGCCGGGCTAAAGAGCTGCGTCATCAATGGATCAGTAAAGACCACTGGCTGCACCGTCCGTGTACAAAATGCTGATGGGAGTGCGCAAGCCGGATGGGGTGTTTATTGGCGTGCGTTAGGGGTATGACCATGAGTGCAAATGTTTTTTTCAGCCCGTCCACACTTGGCGCTTACACAACAGAAATGCACGGCTCTCAGATGCCAAGTGATGTTGTGGAAGTCACCGCATCCGCATGGCAAGCATTGCTCGAAGAGTTGGCGGTCAGCCCCAAGAAAATGGCCGCAGGAGCAGATGGCTATCCGCAGCTGATTGACCCACCGTCCATGACTGTCGAGCAGCTAGAGGCCCTAGAACGAGCTTGGCGCGATACTCAGCTTGCGCGCACGGATGCTATGGTGCTCAGGCACAGGGACGAGGTCGAGAATCGCGCTAAAACCACCCTGACCCCGACGCAATACGCTGAATTGCAGGCTCACCGCCAAGCTCTGCGGGAGTGGCCGCAGCTTAAAACCTTCCCCAAAGCCAAGTCGAGACCCTCCCCGCCTGGTTGGCTTGCCTCCCAGACGTCATGACGTTTCAGGACTTGCAGCTCGCCACCACCTGAACATTCGCAAATGGATTTGCACATGCAAGACATCCGCTGCGGCCATTGCAGCCGCAAACTTGCCGCCGCGAGCGGCTTCATTGAAATACAAATCAAGTGCCCGCGCTGCCGGACACTGAACCACTTGAAGGCCGCGAGCCTCCTGCCAGAACGCCGTGAGCATCTGCACCCAGGAACAACCACCACGCAATGCCACAGCCAACCATTGGAAGCCTGTTCGCAGGCATAGGAGGTTTCGATGTCGGATTCGAAAACGCAGGCTATCGCACCGCCTGGCAAGTTGAACTCAACCCCGTCAACCGGGCTGTCCTTGCCGATCGATTTCCGCACGCCCAGCAGTTCGAAGACGTACGCCAGTGCGGCGCTCACAACCTTTGCCCTGTCGACGTGCTCACCGGCGGATTTCCCTGCCAAGACATCAGCATCGCCGGAGCCAACCGCAACAACCAGGGCAAGCGCGGATTACGCGGCGAACGCAGCGGCCTTTTCTGGGAAGTCATACGCATCCTCAAAGAAATACAACCTCGCTGGGTGGTCCTTGAGAACGTCGTTAACCTGCTCGCTGTCAACGATAGCGAAGACTTTGAGACAGTCATCCGGGCCCTTGCGGACTGCGGGTATGTGGGATTTTGGCGAGTGCTTAATGCTCAATATTTCGGAGTCCCCCAGCAGCGTCGCCGCATATTCCTGGTCGCCGGTCATCGACAAATGCCCCCCATGGAGCTGCTGGCTGACGCCGCGCCAGTGGACGCAATATCTCCAGCGTCTGGCTCGATCCAGTGGCCACGCCCCGCGGATGCATGGGCTGCCAATACTCTGCTGGCAGACAACGCCCCAGGGAGAATCACTCTGGGCTGCACCACTTTCGTCGCTGAGCCGAACCGATGGGATCAGATGGTTGAGCGGCAGCGAGCGTCTGAAGATGATGGGCTTTGCCTCGGACTGGATGAGGCCAACCTTGCAGAAGCTTTCGCTAGCGGAAACGCCGTTGTGCCGCAAATTGCGGAGTGGATTGCAAGGAAGCTCGTGAGCGCTCTGTAGAGAAAATCGTACCTCAATCGTCCCCTGTACTACGAAAAAGGAGAATTGAACCGTTGCGCTTTGTGCCCGCGCATAGATAATGGGCACAAAGCCATCCCTGTGGAAAAATGTAATGGATGACGTTAAATATCAGATTTTTATCAGTTCGACATTTTTAGATCTTGAATCTGTTAGAAGTAAAATTAGCGCGACAATTCTTAACCTCCAACACTTCCCTATTGGCATGGAAATGTTCAGTGCCGGAGATTCTGAGCAATGGGAGATTATTACCGAAACTATTGATGTGAGTGACTATTACTTATTAATAGTTGGCCATCGTTATGGCAGCGTGACAGATGAGGGAATTAGCTTTACTGAAAAGGAATTTGATTACGCGGTAGCGAAAGGCATTCCGGTGCTGTCTTTCATACGAGAGCGCGACATTCCAACTTCGGCGGGGGAGCGCGAAAATGACCCTGACAAAAATGCAAGATTAGAAGCATTCATCGCCAAAGCGAAGAACAATAAACTGTGCGAGTTCTGGAATACAGTAGACGATCTTGCTACCAAAGTTGCAGTAGCGTTGCCAAAGTCATTCAAACGAATGCCTCGCTCAGGCTGGACAAGAACCCAAGAGGATAACTCAAAGCAAATACTTGCAGAGTTGACCTTGCTAAGCACAGAAAATCGCGACTTAAGACAGAAACTTGCACACTATGAAGCACTAGATAAATGGAGATTACACTCAACTCAGTCGAGCATGATTCGTCAACAGCATTAGAACCACCTCAGCCGCTCAAGGGCCTATCGCTCCAAAAAAAATATGCTTACAGCGCATTGGCAGGTTCCGTTACAGAGGAAGATATAGAAGACTACAACTCAAAAATTCCATCCCAAGAAGTATATGACCGCTATCTTCAGGAACTGCTTTTCTACAAATCAATCACCACCGCGTCCGAAAAACTAAGCTTCAATTTAAAAAATACTGGATCGGTTAAAGCTAGTGAAATAAACGTACTCATAACGTTTCCCAACTTCGTCAAAATATGCAAAGCTATTGATACCGCGAGAGCGGAAGCACCTGTGTCTCCCGTTCCAGAATCACCCGTTACAAAAGAACGACACCATCCAGGAGCCGCTCGCCCGCCGCTTTTTTGGGATTCGATAAGCAACCATCGATCACTTCCCTCAATACTTACACCTCTTGACTTTTCCGAAGTCACCATTAGCCAATCATTTAGCAGCGGCAAAGACAATCAAATAAAAATCTACCTAAACTCTTTACTACACACGTTAGACTCATCAATAGGCGTAAAGAAATTAGTGGTTATACCAATAACAAAAGGGAGTGGAATGATAGAAATTAAAATCATTTGCGAGCAATACAGGGAAGAACAGATCATACACGTCCCGATCTCAGTGCAATAAAAATGCTCTAATAGATTGTAGTCCCGATGCCTACAAGTTGGGGCGGTAGTACGAACCTCAAATTTTAAGCACCCTGCGCAGTATCTCCACACTGCACAGGCTCACCCCATGGCCGATTACCTTCACGGTGTGCGGGTCCTCGAAATCAACGAGGGCACGCGACCGATTCGCACCGTTTCAACTGCTGTCGTCGGCATGGTTTGTACCGCCGAAGATGCCGACCCCAAAGCCTTCCCCTTAGACACTCCTGTCCTGCTGACTAACGTACAAGCGTCCATCGCGAAAGCCGGTACCAAGGGCACTCTGGCAGCCAGCCTCCAGGCAATAGCCGACCAGACCAAACCCATGACCATTGTCGTGCGCGTCCAGGAAGGTGAAGACGAGGCCGAAACCACCAGCGCGCTGATCGGTGGCACCTCTCCCACCGGTCAGTACACCGGTATGAAAGCCTTATTGGCGGCAAAGTCGCGCCTTGGGCTGGTGCCTCGCATCCTCGGTGTGCCGGGGTTGGACAGCCAGCCGGTTGCGGCCGCATTGGTGGCGGTTGCTCAACAGCTACGTGCCTTTGCGTACGTCAGCGCTTGGCGCTGCAAAACCAAAGAGGAAGCCGTTGCTTATCGCAAGAACTTCGGCGCTCGGGAGGCCATGTTGATCTGGCCGGAGTTTCAGAACTGGAGCACCGTCAGCAATTCCACAGTGGACGCCTCTGCCGTTGCCCGAGCGCTGGGCCTACGCGCAAAGATTGATCAGGAAACCGGCTGGCACAAAACCCTTTCTAACGTTGCGGTAAACGGCGTCACGGGCATCAGTGCCGATGTGTTCTGGGATCTGCAAAACCCGGCCACCGATGCCAACTACCTCAACGGCAACGAAGTCACGACGCTGATCAACGAGGGCGGCTTTCGCTTTTGGGGTAGCCGCACCTGTTCCGATGATCCGTTGTTTGCCTTTGAGAACTACACCCGCACCGCGCAAGTGTTGGCGGACACCATGGCCGAGGCGCACATGTGGGCCATGGACAAGCCCATGCATCCCTCACTGGTGCGGGACATCATCGAAGGCATCAACGCCAAGTTCCGCGAACTGAAAGCTCAGGGCTACATCATCGACGGCCAGTGCTGGTACCCGGACGACATCAACGACAAGGACACACTGAAGGCCGGCAAGCTCTACCTGGACTATGACTACACCCCCGTCCCGCCGCTTGAAGACCTGACCTTGCGCCAGCGCATCACCGACCGCTACCTGGTGGACTTCGCCAGCCGCATCAACAGCTAACCGGAGCGCCCGACCATGGCTCTGCCACGCAAACTGAAAAACATGAACCTGTTCAACGACGGCAACGCTTACCTGGGCGTTGCCAAGACCGTCACCCTGCCCTCACTCGGTCGCAAGATGGAAAGCTATCGAGGCGGCGGCATGAACGGCCCGGTTAAGGCTGATCTGGGTTTCTCGGACGACGGTATCCAGCTGGAATGGAAAACCGGTGGGCTGGATCTGATTTCCCTACGCCAGTTTGGCGCGACCAAAGCCGCGGGCGTGCCTTTACGTTTCACCGGCTTTTTCCAGCAGGACGACACCGGCGAAGACAGCCAGGTCGAGATTGTGGTTCGCGGCCGGCACGAGACCATCGAAATGGGCGACGCCCAACCCGGCGAAGACACCGAGCACGGCATGACCACCACTTGCAGTTACTACAAGCTGA